CTCGGTGCCACTTGCCGTCGGCAGGGTCAAAGTCTAACCAGAGATTTTCAAACCCAAATCGGAGAAAACCTATTGCTTTGCTCATTATGCTTTGGTAGACTGGAGCGTTTGGGATGTCGTACTTTTCGGCTAGCATTCTTAAGCCGATCAAGCCATAGAGGCACTCCACGTCGAGTTGCAGAAGCCATGCATCGCCAATCGTTACTGCTCTTGTAAAGCCGCCGTATGATTGCTGGTCTTGCATGTTTTTGAGAAATGTTCCGGCGGCTAGTTTTGCAGCATCCAAGTATTGGGAATCGTTAGTGAGTTCATGCGCTCTGAGTAGTGAGGGTATGACTCGGCAGGCGTCTACACTGTAATAGTAGGTGCTTGTTTCGTTGCTTTGGAATCCGCCATAAGCCTTACGTGCTGAGTCAAGGCACCGCTGGGTTAGAGTCCAGTCCGCAAGCTCAACGACCTTGTTGTAGATTTCTGTTTTTCTGTCCTCAAACTGTGGAGCAGAGTAGGCGTCACAGAGAAAATCGATAGCGAAGCTAGCCGCTAAGACGCCTTTGCCAAAAGCAGGGTCAGGTGTGTTTGGCGGGATAACGTAAACATTGGGTGCGTAGTCCATGATGAATTGGTAGAAGGCTTCAGGTACGGTTCCCATGGCTAAGCGCTCCCCACATAAGGCGTTTTTAGGTTGGCAAGAAGCCGCTCAAACTCAGATTGCAGCACTGCTAAGCTTGGCAGTGAAGAGTTGGAACTGCTCAAATCGCCAATGCTAAAGTTTAAGCCGATTGCTGAGCCGCCAGTCAAATAGCAAACCGCGTAAATGGCCGCCAAAACAGTGATGGCTTCCTTCTCTGCCTCACTACAGTCGATGTAGTCTATTTCTGAGTTCAGTTCAAGCCCCAAAGTGACTGCGGCACGCTTAACCATCTTGAGTACTTTGGCATCTGGAATGTCTGAATCACTTAGATGCAAAACGTCTCTGACGTCATCGACGGTTACGCTTGCCATCTTAGGTGTCTCCTTCTGGTGCTGTGGAATTGGATTGCTTTACATCCCAGAGTTCCCAGCCAAACTTGACAGCGTTCTTTCGGAACTCTTCCGCTCTTACCAGCCCAAGCTCAGCAGCCCTAATCAGATCGGAGGGCACCAGCTCAGGCGTTTCGGGACTGCCAAAATTCAATCTAACTTTCGCTTTAGCAGCGTCTAAACCAGCCTGCGATACCGTGACAGCGAAGATTTCTTTCTCAACTTGACGCTTGATGTACCGCTGAACAGGTTTTATGAGCATGTCTTGAAGGTCTAAGGCTGCTCTAGCCGATGCTTCAGTGAAACCAGGAGTACTAAAAAGTCGTGGCAGAGGCGTCTCGCAGCCCAAATAGAACTGGTTCACCATGTGATCGATATAATACTCAAAACGTGCCCTCGGGTCAATAGATACGGGATAAACGCCGACAGATTTGGCGCCGCTAAATAGCCACTGCCCCTCTTCCGGGCGATTCTTAATTGCGCTCTCATACTTTTTGATGGTGTCCTCTTTCTGGCCTTCAAGTTGGACAACGACGTCAGGACCAGCATATTTAACGAAAATGTTAGGCAGAATCTTCTCTATTTTGGCTTTCATCCAAGCATACGAGGGGCGCTTATCCGTGTCAACAGTCAAAGTATGCAGTAGAACCTGCAGCAAGCCAACGCCGAACCCAGATGGAACATCACCGTTTAAGCGCCAGTGAATGACAGCTTCGGGCTTTAGCTCGTTTCCAGCGTTGCCGCTGTAGATGGCTTGGAGCTGGTAGCCAGTGACTTTATAGGGAATTTTTAGGGTAGGAACAGAGCTTAGCCCAATGCGTTGGACTGAATCAATCGGCATACGCAACGTGTCGGCTAGCCGTTCAGGTGTGAGTTTGAGCCAGAAATCGTTGCCACACGCAATCAGGGGCTTAGCCATGTCGTTTAGTAAGCCGTCCAAGTTGACGTCTTCACAGAACCTATCCACTGCTGCTTTGGCTTCGGCTGATTTCTCATATTTCGCGTCAACTGTGGTATAGAAGCCCATGCCAACCGTCGAAGCCGCCAACAGGTCAACGCTGCTCTTGCATGTTGGGTCTCTGTCATAGAGCTTCATAACGTCCGCTAATGGGATGCATGAGGTGTCAAAGAATACTCTGTCCTTTGGCGATGCCACACCCGAAGCGGGCGCATAGGAGAGTACTTCACGGATTTTTCTTAAGACATTACTCATGCAGGAATAACCTCAAGAATTTTTTTGTTTCCCAAAAAAGAGGGAGGAAAAATTGTTGTTAGAGCAGTTTAGGTCATGGTCTGCTTTACGTTGGTCATTCGGGCAATAGCTTTGGAGCGAAGGATACCAGCGCCAAACCGTGTGGTTCCACGGACGCCGTATTTTCCTGTTTTGACGTCTTCCCAGTCTTCCACAGTAACGTCTCGCCGCAGAAGCATAACAGAAGCCACTCGGGTGTCAATCGCATACATCGTTCCGTTAGGCACCAGAGTGCTTGATTGCACTGTCATTCCAAGAACGCTGCCGATGGTGCCTTGCGCGATGTCGGTTTCACTGCTTGGCAGATAGACGGATTTGACGAATTTGTCATCGTTGAGCAGCTGGTGAAGTTGCATCTCATTAACAGCAAGCACGTTGGGGCGCCAGTGTTCTCTTCTGACAGCCTCATGCAAGCTTAACAGTGATGCCCAGCTTGCAACAAGACCGCCGCCAGCTAACTCAGCGCCTGTTGCTAAGTCAGCGGCTTGTACTGCAGCGTACAATGCCAAGATTACTTCGGTTTCGTTTTGTCCAAGTGCTCTGCCTACGTTGTCGACGGCTTTGCTCATAACGTTCCAAGTGGCGTCTTCAAGGTATTCGCGGGTCCACTCATCTGAGGATTCGGCTAGCTGGTTAGTGTAGATGTCTACTGTGGAGGGTTTCTTTGAGCTTAGCCTTGTTACTGTGCCTTCGGCGTAGCGGTAGCCAACTGCGCCTGCGTCAAGTGGGAAACGCTCCATTGCCTCGGATGTTGGCATGACGGTGATTATGTTTCTGCCAATCAGCTCAGGCCATGCTGCATCAACCATGGTGTCATGCATTCTGCCAAGGGCGCTTGCCATGTCGCTGAAGAAGCCTTCTTTGACTCCCATCTGGGCATAGCGTTTTAGGAATGGGTGGTCGGCTTTCTGCTTAAGTTTCTCGTAGACTTCGCGTTGGTCGTTTTGCTTTGCCATTAGAGCTTCAAAAAGTCGAGGTTTCAATGCTATCACTTCTCCACGTCGATGAATAGCAAGTCGCCGTCTGTGGTTGTGGATTCAAGGGCTGTGCCGAGTTTGCGGTTGTAGAATATGGTGTAGGTTGCGGCTCCGCCTTCGTTAACTGCTTGGTCAACCAGCGGGGCTACTTTGTTACTTCCAGCTGCGCAAACTGCTTTTCCCCGTGTTATAGCTCCATTTGCTGCGACTTTTACTCTGCCACGTTTAAGCACAGGACACATTTCCGCTGCCAGAACTGTTTTAGTTGCCACGCCTATAGCGTCGTCTCCGCCTGGACTAGCCGAAACTTTATCGTCAGCGCTCAAATAGACGGGTGAACCTTTGGTGATGCCTGCGGCGGCTTCAAAAGATTCGATGAGGGCGTTTGGGTCGTCGGTTTCTCCTGCAGCCATCCAAGCTTTGCCTGTTCTATCAGTCATCTAATCAATTCAATTCTCTTTTTTGAATTTCCCAAAGTTCGTCCTTTGGTACTCTCCCTCATAGAAATGAGCATAAACACAGCTAGCTACCTCCAGCCTGATGCTCTAGCTGTTGGACTACTCGGCGCAGTTCTTGACACATACGTTGTGGTCCTAAACTCCAACTCCGCTGAACCATCGTCGAGGGCAAAACGGCTTCAACCATTTTGGCTGCTTCAGAAACGGCTATCATTTTAGGCGGATTCTTCAGCAAGCCGCCACCCGGGACTTGTTTGCGTAGTTCCTCAATGGTTTTTTCCGCCTCAGTTAACTTACCTTCTGTTTGAGTCAGTTTCTCCATTACCTGCACGTTTGTCTCGGGAATACCTGGGACAGCTACAAGGCTTAACTCGGCATTATGCAAGCCATGGGGAACCTTGCCATCTACAAGATCGACGGCTTCATAATCTGCGCCTACGCTGACGTGCTGGATTAGGCCTTTGCGGATTTTCTCAGCGGTTGGCTCATCGTAGATTTCTGCTTCATACCAGAGGTTGTGGCCATCCCAATCGGTCTTTGTGACTTTGCCAATTGCGTTGGGAACGGCAACATGCTCGATGTAAACAGGCGCATTAGCCAGCTTGCTTGTGAAGGCTTGCAGCTCCTCGCTGGTGTAGATGTTGTGGTTTCGGCTGATGCCACTGCACATGGCCACGCCCCGAATCTGCAAAGGCTTGCCAGACATAGCTTCAAGAACTTTGAAAGGCAAAAGAGAAGCTACATGCTCCCTAAGCCGCTTGCATTCTTTACAACCAACGCCATCTTGAGACATAACAATCGCAAAAACAAGCCGTAACTGAGGATTAATGGCTTGAGAGCCTAAACAGGATAATATCGAAAACACGATATACATTGACTACCATGAACAAGCCTATGGAGTGCAAAGAGGCAAATCGTCTTATGGGTAAACAAACAGTCGGTTAATGCAGTTGATGCATAAATTAATCACGCATCACCGTTTTTTTGTACCCTTCTTTTATGCATTGATACTATTGCACTATCACTGACTGTTTTTTTCCTGAAAGCAACAACCGAAAGTGAAAACACTGCAACAGCATATGCACAGACAATCGCAAGGTAACCGCCAATATTTGCAAAAGCTGTTTCGTTTAGACTAAGGACAATTCTCCCTACCGACACTGCAGGATAGAATGGAAGCGCACTGAAGATTGCGCTTAGAGCGGTCCCAGGGTTAACAAGCATCCATGCACCGCTGAGAAACCCTGACATCGTAATAACTATTGATGAAATGCCGGGAGCTGCTTGATCACTGAATAGACTGCCGAAAAGAATCCCAAAACCAATGAACATAAACATTGCTGGAATCGTTGAAATTATGGCAAGCGTAATTCCAATGTAGCTTAGTTGTATGCCAGTTGCCAATCCTATTATGGCGGCGGTAATGTAGCAGGCCACTACTTGACCGATTGTGATGATTAGACCTGGAATGGTGTAGCCTATAACAAAATCCATCGTTGTCATCGGCGAGGTATAGAGGCGGCTTAAAAATGCGGTTGTTTTGTCTTTGGATACGAGCAGCGCCATAAAAAGCATAGTAAAAGAAAAAGAGAATATCGCAATTCCAGGAGTCAAGATGTCGATAGCAAACCAGTAGGCTTCTGGAGAGTAGAATACCGCATAAAATACTACGAGCATGACTATGGGGAAAACGAGGCAGAAGATGTAGCTCATTGGGTCTCTTAGAATTTCCTTTACGTTACGTGTAGCAAAAATAATGGCTTTCATCGAACTGCCTCCTCTACCGCTGCGAATTTGATGAATGCTTCCTCGAAGTTGCCTTTTCCTGAAAGAGCAATTAACTCACTCGGTGTTCCTACCACCTTGAGCTTTCCGTTAGCCATTACGCCGACTCTGTCGGATAGCGCCTCTGCTTCTTCCATATAATGAGTTGTGAGAACTATCGTGACTTTTCCTTTTAAGTCAGAGATGAGCGCCCAGAGGTCACGGCGTGCCAGCACATCAAGGCCCAAGGTGGGTTCATCAAGGAAAAGAATCTGCGGTTCTGAAATCAGAGCCATGGCAATGCTTAGGCGCCGTTGCCAGCCGCCAGATAATGTTTTGGCTCTATCTTTTTGAATTTTGGAAAGCCCCAATTTAAAAATTACCTTATTGGTTTTCTCGGCAGTGGTGGCTTTATTCATTCCGTAAACGCCCGCGATCATTTCAAGGTTTTCTCTAACAGACAAGTTGGGTGCAATCGCAGTTTCCTGAGGTGATACATTTATTATTTCTTTGACTTTTTGGGTGTCGGTTAAGATACTATGCCCCATCAAGGTAGCATCGCCCGATGTAGGCGTTGAGAGGCATGACAGCATTCTTATGGTTGTGGTTTTCCCTGCGCCGTTAACGCCTAATAACCCGAACAGCTCACCTTCGTTAACCGAGAGGTCTAATGAGTCTACAGCCGTTTTTGTGCCATATTTTTTGGCCAGCTTTTTTGTTTGGATTGCGATCATGTTTTCTCTTCCCGCATAATTCCATTAAAGAGCTTTGTCAGTTCGCTACTTGTAATAATTGCAAGTCCTGAGGATTCGTCGCCGACTACCATAAGTTGGTCGCCTGGATTAATGTTGAAGATGGCTCGCGCCTTTTTGGGTATCACTATTTGTCCTTTTTCGCCCACGGTGACCATGCCAAAAATGTGTTTTCCTTTAGGTGCAGTCATGTTCAATCAAAGGCTACATTTTCATACAAGTCATATAAGTATGTTTTGTATGACTTGTTATACTTTTTACGGCGAAATTGTGAAAACTATTTTAGAAAAGTCTCAAAGTTGGGTATAACGCCGCTGAGATTTGAGCCCGTTTACAAACTCTAAATCTGCTTTGGCATCTTCAAGTTTCTTTAGAGCGTTTTTTTTCTAGAGCGTGTTACATTGGGCGTTTCCATTCTTAGCTTGCGGGCAATCATGTAATCCGATATTCCCTCAACTTTTAAACGTAAAATTTCCTTCTCACGCTTAGTCAACGCCAAAAACTATGTCTCCTCCTCAGAAGCACTGGTGTGCATAGTTACGCCTTCGGTTAGCAAGTCTTTCTCTGATGCCTTGTAAGCGTCTACGCCGAAACTCGTCATTGCCCAGCACCAGCCCCGCCGCTCAACAACCGCCGAATCCAATTCCTTAGCCAGCCGCTTGTTCATCCGAACAATCCTGCGGCTAACCTGATGGCGGGCAACCTTGAATTCAGCCAACTTGGCAGCTATGTCTTTAGGCAGTAGCCCGTGAGCCCCTGCTTCAAACAGCAGCTGAAGAATGGCTTTGTCAATCTCATCTTCACAGGCTGCCTCTTCGATAAGCGACTTTTCAAAATGCAGTGAATCTTTTAGTCCAGCCAAGATAACGCGGAGCAGCAACTTGATTTCGGCTACGTCTCGGTCGAGTTTCTTGTCCTTGGCAAGCAGATACTTGAGTTTCCCCACCTTATCGGCTTGGCTACGCTTAATTTTAGGTGCTTTTTGGGCTGAAACTACCGTGTTTTGAACAGGTTCATCGCTTGCTTCCATGTCAAATTGCACACTCCAAGGTTTTCGCTCCATCAACGCAGGTGACTTTTAGCACTCGGCAATCTACACCAAGCAACCGTAGAAAAGCAACTTCCAAAAAGCATGGACTTTTCCCATACCCTCGGCATAGTGCTAAAATGGCTTTTGAACATGTTTCCACAGCCAAAAACGCGCCAAGAGGCCTACGAGACATAGCCGTTTCCTCCATCAGCTGAAGTTTTAGCCACGCCTTGATCGCTTTCTGGAACAGCAAGCTTGCATAGGACCTCAGCGACTTTGGCTATGTCGTAGCCCATCTTGTCTAGCTTGTTTAGGCTGCCTGCGATTTTCTCCAAATCGTAAATAACATTGTCCATTTGTCCCTCCAGCTTTTTGACGCGCTCTGGCATCAGCAAATACTCGACAGCGGCGTCACGGCCAAGATGATCAAGCTCGCCCTCGTCTTCTCCTGGGCTGTCATCGATAACCCGTTTTGGCGAACTCACCGTAAAATAGCGGTTCAGCAAGTTGGCGACTGGGTCATCGATACCCAGCTCATGACGCTTGTTAATCTGC